CTATCCGTAAGAGATCCAGCAGCTAATGTTGCTGTACCAAAATTACCAGTAGTTCCGTTTACTGTGGTTGTCGCAAGAGTTGTAATTGTTGCAGAAGTTTGTGTTCCACCTACCACACCTGTAATTGTTGGAGCAGTGAGAGTAACTACTGAAGCAGTAGCACTGATGCCACTGCAAAGATCAGTTGCATCACCAAATTTAGTATAAATTTCTAGGAAATTATCATTAATTTTGTCTCCACCATCACGTAGATTATCACCAGTGCCGTCATCGGCTTCGGAACCCAAGTCTATACTTTGTAGTGCCATAATTACTCCTTATTTGTTTTATTTATAAGTTTAAAATCAGTATCTTATGCCGTTTCATCAAATGTTTGCTGTGTCGTATCCCAAGAGGACTGCGAACTGGAAAAGTTAGGACTGAAACCAGCAACAACTTGTGGTGTTGATTGTCCCACCAAGGATAAATATGTACCAATTTCAAAATCAATCTTACCCCCTGCCATAGTACCTGATGCATCCACTTGATCAAATACTACTAGACCTGGATTATGCTGATCTAGAATTGCTTTAGTACCTTCTTCTGAAAGTATCTTATCTCCAGCATCCCGACCAGTAGAAATAGTTTGATTTAATATTATATTATCACCAGCATTTGTACTACTGCCATCAGTTCCATTTAATACAAATTCTGTCGTTTCTCGTTCATCTTGTAATGCAACGTGACCATGAGCTCTCGTTTTTATCGTTGCTGGTCTGGTAAAATGTACAAAATTAGTTTCAGATGTAAAATTAACTTCTGGTATTGTAGATCCACTTTCTGCTTGTAATAATTGACTATCCAACAAGAATTTTCCACTACGTTGTGGAGAGGTGTTCGTTTCTATCAACATATTATTACCAGCAATAGAATCTTCCGTCACAATTATAAATCCAGTTTCTAATAGTAAATAATTTTCTGTATCACTACCACTGCTATCAGATCCATCTAAAAATATACCTTCAAAATGAGTTTCTAAAACAAGATCACCCTCTCCCATATTGGGATCAGAATTTTCCATTATGAAGTATTCTGTATCGATATCATCTCCCAATCCTCTGCCTTCTTGAACAATGAAAGGTGTACGAACTATTTCTTCAATTGTTATTTCACCACTAAGAACATCTTCTGAAACAAAATTACTTCCAGCATCAGCACTAGAACTATCTGTTCCGTCTAATACAAAATTATCTCCATAAGAATTAGTATCATCTTGATGTAAAACCCTAGAGTTAGCATGAGAACCACCACTATCCGTTCTATCTAACAACAATAAATTTGGTGTGTTAATATCTACTTGCGTATCAGTAGCATTTTCTAAAGAAACTATATCATTAAATGTTGTTGTCTGTTCCAATGCAAATAAATCATTAGATCTAAATTGTATATCATCAAAAGTTAGACCACTCCCAAAATCTGCATCAGACGCATCTTCTAACTCTAATGCTTCACCAATATCACCTATAGATCCTGAATCTTGTATAATTCCGTTTGCTATAATAACACTCCGTGATATAGTTGGTCTGGTAAATACGGTTCCATCTTCAAGTTCAAATCCATTAGCAATAACCTGAGTTTCAGCAAAGAGTGGTAATCCTGATCTTGACCCTCCTTTAACTGGCCAAGTAACCTCTGGAAGTTTCATGGTTAATGTTACTTTTTGTAAAAGAGATACATCTCTATTCCCTGTTGGTGCGAGAGGTGCTTCTTCTGATGAAATTCTTTGAGAGGTATTATCTGTTATAATATGCTCATCAACTAATGTTTCATCTCCAAGTATAAAACTTCCAGCATTTGTACTGCTACCGTCTGTGCCATCTAATAATTCATATCCACTGTCATCTTCAAATCTGATAAGATAAGGAGATTCCAATAACATTCTCTGGAACAACCCAGTTCTATCTTGCAAAGTCGGATTTGGAATACCCAATCTTCGTTGTATCTGTATCTGAAAAATATTTTCCAAAAAGGAAGCAAGTTCTGGAGAGAATCTTTCTGTATCTCCAGTATAATCTACTACATCTCCAGCAGTTGGTATTTGAATATTGGCGGCAATGGAAGATGCCATAGTAACCTTACCAAAGGCAGCGAACCCTACTGGATGGGTTGCTTTTTTTAACTCTGTAATATAAGTGCCAATAGATTGTCCTAATTTAATTTCATATGAAAAGTCCTGATAAAAGAAAGAGTCTTGTAATCTAATAACCCCGTCACTAATATGATGATCAGTATTTTTATAAAATCCCTCTTTTTCTGAAGTAATATCAGCATTCATTGTTACTTTTGCATTATACTGACTGACAATAGTTGCACTGGCACCTCCAGCATCTGATATTACATTATTTTTAATATCAGGGTCACTTTCACTTATCAAATATGATCCTGCATTATCACTACTAGAATCTGTCCCATCTAATAAAGCATAACCTAAAGTTACAACTTCTCCTTCATCAATAATAGAATCACCAAGAATATCTGGAAAATCACCAAAATTTAATCCAGACTCTTGTTTAAGATTAATACCAAATTCTTCATCTATTACATAACCACCATCTTCTAATAAAAGTCGAAGAACAGAATCTATACCAACATTGATATGATTATCTAATACTATATTGGTACTGTCTCCAATTGTGGGAGCATCTAATAAACTCGTTTCCAATATAAGAGGTTCGTATGCTTCTCCCATAATTCTAGGAGCAGATACGGTAGCTCCTACAGTGGGATTATCATGCTTAATCGTTACCTGTTCTGTAAATTCATAATCTCCAGCATCGTTACTATTACTAAAATGATTTTCCATCAACAAAAATTCTTTTGTGTTGACTGTAGCATCTGCTACTGCATCTTCCAAGAGAATATTTGCTTCGGCATCTACTGATCTAAATCCACCATCTTCAAAAGTAGAAATAACTGGTGGATCATTTGTCCCATCATCTGTAATCCAACCACCAACAGTAAATCTCTGTCTACCTGTTCCATTTAACTGAAATTTATCTCTAATTATCTGAACATCAGGATAAGGTTTTTCATCTTCAAATAAAAGGTCATCTCCAGCATCTGTGCCACCACTGTCAGTTCGATCTAATAATAAACGACTTTCATCTCCCAACAGAGCACCACTTTTTGTTTGTTCATTTTCAAGTTGAACAAATTGGTTCATAGTCGTGCCTAGCAAAGCTCTCGTAATTTGTTCAACCTCTATTTGATCGATATATGTTTCTAGGGCATCAGAAATTAAATTACCACTACCATCTTCTAATGCTATACTCCCACCTTGATCGGTTAAAGTATTATCTAATTGTATAAATTTTCCTGTGATACTAGGAGATTCTAATTCAAACTCTTGTGTTACATCTGCACCAATGGTTTCAAATTCTATTCTTTCTCTATTCTCTAATGATGCTGTTAATAATTTAGTATCATCATCATAAGCCTTCACAGTACCTACATGACCAGTAGTTGTAAAGGGACTTCCTGGTAAAAAAGAACCAGTAACATCCTTTACTATAAGCTTAGTATCAAATGTTCCTACTGGATCAGAATTATAATTAAATCCCCCATCGATTATTTTTACAGCTGTTACCTGTCCTATAGTATTAGATGTTGCTGTAACAAGTCCACCTGTTCCAGCAGTACTTGTAATAGAAATTGTAGGTAATTTTGTATATCCACCCCCAGAATCGGTAATGATTATTCTAGAAATAGAACCTTCAGTATCAGCTGCTCCAGCTTCTATTTGAAATCTGTCATTATCTGTACCTGTAATATCCTGCTGTCTTGTTGTTTGTTCTGTAAGAAAATAATAACCAGCATCCAACGCACTGCCATTTGTACCATCTATTAATATTTGATCTCCAGCATTACTTCTTGAGTCATCAGTTCCTTCCAAAACCAAAGTAAAATTAACAATACTCTGATTTGTATCTGGTTCCTGTATAAGAAAATCGTCATTATTATCAGTATCTTCCAATAAAATACTGCCATCAATAACACCAACAAATCCTTTGGCAGATTCTACAGTAGTATCTGATGCATCAGGAGTAAAGACTAAAGGATCACCAACTCTATATAAAGAACCTATGTCATCAATAATAAATCCAGTTACACCTCCAGAAGATATCTCACTAACCTCTGCCGCTGCGAAATTATTACCCACAGTAGGATCAATAGTAACAGGATCACTAACAGAATAGTGAGCCCCCACTTTCGTGATAGTCGATCCCGACAAAAATGATTTTATAACAAATGACATTGTAACATCTTGTGTATTAGATGTTGCTGTTATGGTTTCCCCTGTTTGAAATGTGCCAACAGTTTCTTTAGGATCTATTTCCAACTCAGAAATAGAAACATTCCCCTGAAAGAAAACTGTAGAGTTAAGAACAACACTGGTTGTCCCAGAGGAACTTCCTGTTATAGTTTGTCCTACAATATCAGTTGCATCAGATCCACTAACAGCGGCGACTCTCATAATAGTAGGTTGACTCCAATTACCCTTGGAAACACGTAACATAAATTTGTTTGGATATACAACCTCTGCTTCCTCATCAAAAAGAATTCTTAAAAAAAGTTTATGTGCTTCAGACGTTCCTTTTGAAGCATATAGATCCTTAATATTCTTAATAAGATTACGTTTCGAAACTCCTGATGCAAGGGTCTTTGGAATTGATTCCAAAAACATATTAAACATCTCATCCAAAAATACAGTAGTAGTATTATCTGTATTTGTATACTCCAAAAGTTGTTGCATATTCTGAACAGGATTTGCACGATATGAATCTATCGTTGCTGTTGCATCGGAAGTAGACCCTGTTATGGTTTCACCTATCTCAAATTTTTGTTGGGAAGATACGAAAAGTCTTTTATTACCTAGATCATCTACAAGAACTGTTGCGGTTGCTTTAGATGTAGAACCAGTTATAGTTTCATTTGCTACAAACTTACCAGTGGTTCCTGTCCCTGTTTCTGTATTAATCTTTACAGGGACATCACCTTCTGATAAAATAAAATTTGTGGAAACTGTTTCTTGTCGTATGCTATCAATAGTAACAGTCACAATCAATTCCGCTGCTTCTAGGAATTGATAAAAACTCTTAACAAAAGAAACAAACTTCGGGTGATCTGCTTGGACAAAATCAGGGACTTGCCCTTCTATCAAAGGAGAAATCTTTGTAGTTAATTTTCCATCAAAGGGTGCCATTTTTTAAAAACTCGATGTTTCTGGTACTGCCCCAGTTGTTATATAAGTAGACGCCGCACCTGGAACTCCAGCAGCGATTGTATCCACCTGTCCTGTAACTGTTGTGTTTATAAAATCTATTTCCAGTATCTGATTTCTAACTGCTCTAATATCTTTAGAATCAGGAACACATGTTATTCTAATTTTTGTAGAAGTTACACCATCAACATCTTCTACTGATGTTAATTTTATAGAATTTATTTTAACACTTCCTATAGTATAATCAACGGTCCCTGCTGTCAGGTCTGTATATGTTCTAGTAGACCCTACCAAATAGAACCTTCTCATATTTCCCTCACCATCATCATCAAAAAATTGTACATTTTCAGTATCCCCACTAACCTTAAATCCTGTTGAAGCAAGGATGCCACCATTCAAAGCATTATGCCCTGCTACTGGATGATGAAAAGGATTATTAAAAAATAAATTATATCCTTGTGCTGTATCTAAAGTAGGTTCAAATATCTGTGCCATAGTAACATTAGTGACATTACTTAATATAGCAGAATCAACGTCATCAATAAGTCCAGTAATTTCTGAATGTCTAAAAGTATTATTAAACTCTGTCAAAGTATTAGAATTATATGTTTGAAGAACAGAGGTTACATCTGTAACTAATGTTTCTTTTGTTTTTGTTGTTGTACTAGAATTAAATTTAAACACTACTTGAAGAATAAGAAAGGTTGTTTGTGGATCGATAATAACAGGAGTAATAGATGCTACATTAAATTTTCTAAGATCTATAATAAGATCATCCTTTTGGGTTTGAGTAAGATTATTACCAGTAGAAGATTTAATAGATATAAAAACCTTTCCAAACTCTTGTGTCTCAACTACACCAAGACTAGAATCAAAAGAACCATCTTCACCACCAAAGACATTCACTGATTTTGTTTGAGGAAATAGTTTTCTAGCAAACACTTTGTAGTCATTTACAGTAACACATCTTCCTTGCGCTGCGAAGTCTAATGGAGCATTAAGTTTTATAGAAGAAAGATTTTCTCTTTCACCTCCACCATCAGCACTACTTACAGTCGTAACTGTAATGTCTGCTTCACCATCTATCGCACCAGTATTCGTAAATGTTGAAGCACCATTAGCAAGTGATTTATTTGTTGCGACAAAAGTTAGTAAAACTATATTACCATCTGACAGTGCCTTACTAACAATACCGTCACCAAAATATACTTCAAACTTACCTGACTCTACTTCTTGTAAAAAGAAAACAGAACTATCCCCTGTCAATTGAGTAATATCAGTTGCCTTTGTATATGTAGAAGTTGTCGTATCAGATACAGAATTTTGAACAACAACAGACAAAGTACTAATATCGATACGATTATCATTAACTACAAATCTTTGATCTGCATCAGAACTATCTACTGTATATCTTTGTGTAACAAAAGTTCCCTCAAATATCTCCACATTATTAAAAATAATATCCAGTGCAGATTTGTTTGCTGTTACATCAGAAACAGTAACAAATTGAAAATTAACTCCATCTACTGAAGTAGAAAATGTAGTTCCTGCAACAATTGTTCTAGTAGAAGTAGAAGCATTGTTCATTGTTACATTCACTGTTGCCTTTGGTGCTGTTGCAGAACCAACTTCATACCCCAAAGTCTTTGCATGAGAAACTATACTAGATCTTATAGCTGCTGTATCAATAAACATTTCATTAGCAAGCATGTTCGAATTAAAACCAAGGTAGTGTGTATTATAGGCAAGCAAATCCAGCAGAATGTTTATACCAGAACCTTCAAAATCATAATCAGTAAATTCAGTCTGTGCTCTAAGGAAAGTTTTTAAATTATCTTTAACGTCATCAAAATCAAATTCTGTAATATCTAATCGTCGGGATTGTGTGGCCATTATCGTACTCTCTCTAACATAAGATCTAGTGTTACTAATTCAGTTGGAACATTAACCACATAAAATTCTATAGTGCATTCATATATATTACGATCCAAATCTGGTTGTGCTCTAACCCCTACAAGTCTTGCTCTCGGTTCAAAATTTTCTATAACATCCTCTATATGTCTAGTAATAATAACAGCAGTGATAGGGGTCATAAGTTCAAACAACATATCTCTAACTCCAGAACCTATTTCTGGATGGAAAGGTTTTTCATAATGATTAAGCAAAACAAGATTACGTATAGATCGTTTAACTGCTTGAACATCTGTTACTTTATTAATATCAGAAGTTGAAGGTTTTTTTTGAAAAAACAAATCCAAGTCTCTCCATTGACGAACATTGCGAGCAATATCATTTTGCCCTTGTGCATCATTAAATGCTTCTAAAGAGGTGGGTGTTCCTACCATATTAAACTCCTGTTCCTTTATTTATAACTATAACTTCAATCTGCGGTCTGTTTCATTCTATAAGGTTCATATTTTCTCCAAACATGTTCTGCTGGAACACGAATGAATGGTTTTCCATTCTCACTCTTAACTGGATTTTCAATAGTAAGAAATACCTTCTTCCCTTTTGTCCAAGCATTCATTTTATGCAATGCCTTTTGCATGGAAGTTCTTTTTCTTTTAATTGAATTACATATTTTTTTATTCACGCTTGACATTCTATATTTCTCCTATAATGTCCATTGGTTTGTATAAAACATAAACGTAATAAACATGCCTAGCACAACTAGGATTGTTATTATACCGTTTTTGGCATACTCAAACCACTTGTCTATTTTTTCTTTCTTTTTTTCTCTTTCTTTTTGTTGTTTAGTCTTTGCTTTATCAAGTCTTTCCTGACGTTCCATCATAATATCTTCCCATGTACCTAAACCAAATCGCCGGTTCACCATAAATCTAACTTTTTTCAACTCTTCTTCGGCAAGTTTCTGATTTATTTTCTCCTGTGCGATTGAACCGATAGATAATGACCCTTCATTATCAATTCCTTTCGCACCCATCATTCTCCCCCACTTACTAGCAATTCTGCTTGATGGTTTCGCCGCATTATCTACTTGAGCTTTACCATCAATCAATTGATCTATTGATCCTGCTAGTTGACTTACCTCTTTGCAATTATTAATGCCCTCCTTAATTGCTTTAAAGGCACTATTACAAAGAGTTATTCCTGCAATGATCTCCGCCACCATGATTATCTCCTTAGTTTGTACTGACTCCTTTCTCGTTCAATGTCTTACAATCACGTTCAGTTTTTTTATCAAGTGCTAATCGTCTCGCCCGTCATTTTCCCTTCGTTGTTAGCGTTTATAAATTTCTCTTTGAATATTTTAATTAACGTATCCGTTTCCTTTATAACCTTTTCAGAATCTTGTTGAAGAGGTTTTATATCATACTCCAACCCTTCATTGAAAACATCATTAGAATGAAAAACTTTTGCCTTATCTATAAAAGTTTGTAACTCTTCTCTTTTATTCCAAATAGCATCCCAAGATACTTCAGGTATTATTTTAACTCCATTTTCGTCTGCTTCAGATGGAAATGTATCTGATGTGCGTACATATATAAACTTCCCATCTGCAATACCCGTTTCAGGATCGACTGCCTGATTATGTGGAAATGGAGACACTGATGCTTTTAACATTGCACTTAATATATTAAGTTTTGCTGTAGCATCTGCATGTAATTTTATAATGCTTCTTGCATTAGAATTTCTAAACACTTCTTCGTCTGATAAATTTAAACCATCACCACTTGTATTTGCCGCTGTTTCTAAAGAATTTAAAGATGCACCATTCAATGCTTGGAGAAAATTTCCAGGTCTAGCTGCTACTCCACCAAGGATAGATTGTATTGATAATCTTGCATCTGCTTTGGAAGCATTTAATCTTTGTTCAGGTGTTATTCTTAACCCTTCGGAAGCTGTCTCTCCTGTTGCCATCTTTCCAATAAATGTACTTGCAGCTCCCAAGAAAGATGATGCCTGTGATGTTAAAGATGCAAATGAAGCAGAAACATCTGCTTTATTATCTTCGGGTTTTGCTGGTGCTTCTCCTGATGGTGCCTCATCAGCAGTAATAGTATTTGCTGGTTTCTCTTGTGCAGTTCCTCCTGCAGCGGGTATGATCATGTTTGGGGAACAATCACAAGAAGGGATACCACCTTTAACATCACTTACTAATGTATTAAAGTCTTTTCCTATTCCAGCAAGAGCTGATCCAAATGAAGCATCAAGTTCTAATTTCTTTGCAGTAAATTGTGCAAGACCAGATACAGAATCTGTAGCAATGTTTGCTAGACTAGTTAATTCAGCACTTAAAGATACATCTGGTAGTGAAGGTAATTCTGGCATTTTTAATTTATCTAATTCACCAATTGCGGCTTTTAAATCTTCTTTTGCTTTGTCAACAATATCAGTTGCTGGTAATTCAATATTTAAATTTAAATTATCAAGAGAAGCAGTTAACTGTTTTTGAATATCATTAAATCCTGCCTTTGCTCCACAAAGATTAGGAAGTTCAAATTCTGGTGTTATTTTTGGTAATGCCATTCCTAACCTCCTGCAAATACATTTTCACTGCCAGATGCTACACTAGTACAACCAGTAATAGCATCACCTATTCTACCACATCCTTGATTATTAATTTTTACAGTTACTGAACCTGTAGCAATAGGTGCAACATGTGATGGGCATACTGCTGGAGGAAGTAAGTGTGATGTATTATTATCCCCCTGTCTTGAGATACCTGTACCATTTACAAAAACATTATCACTACGTTGATCTCTAAGAGGAAGAGAACAATGAACAACATCTCTGTCTACACTATCTCCTCTACATACTGCTGGCACGTTCTTTCTCCATTAATTCTTGCAACCTTGTATTCCACAAGGATAACTCTTCATGTTGTTCTTCTGTATGTTCGCCATCTTCACCTTCTGGTTCTGGCATATCTGGAAGAAACGCAATAACATGTTCAAACTCATTTGGTACATCTTCCCATTTTGTGATAGTAACCAACTCCCCATTAACTACAAATTTAAATATTGCCATGTTATATCCTATGGATTAATATCAACCTTATTCGTTGCACTTGGTGAACCACCACCAGATTCAATAGTAAATATCGTTCCAGCAGTAGCATCGATTGTAGTACCACTATCGATGTCGATTGCAGTAGAAGTATCCAGATCAAGATCCCCTGTAATATTTGTTTTCTGACTTGCCAGAAAGGTTTCTGTAACCTTGCCAGTGTTATTCCAGTTGGCGGCACCAGCAACAGTCAAATTAAATGTAGAACCAGTTAATGTCGTTAGTGTCAAATCATTGTCTGTTAATAATACTCCATTAACATTAACATTCAATCCATCAAAATCTGTTTGGAGGTTCATACTTGTTGCTGATTTCAAGTTCAGTTTATTTGCGGCGGCAATTGTAATCTGTCCTTGTTGCTTTGCAGCTGGTGGTGGACTAACACCTGGATTTGTAGTGCTCACAATTACATTTCCATTAACACTTCGCACCATATCCCCTGCTGTTATATGAATAAACGAATTTCCCCCATTTACTTGCTTTGTATCAGTACCTGATAATATTTTTGTAACATTCCCTCCAATAGTATGTCTTACTTCCTTTGGTCCTGTTGGTGCTGTCCCTGTTGTATAGTTGACAGCATTTGCTATACTGATAGCATGACTACCTACAATTTCCTCTTCACGATTACCTCCACCACCTTCGGTCAATACATTTCCACCTTCATCAAGTTTTCTTTCTAATCCTCTGGCACCAACTTTCATATAATGGTTTTTATGTATCTTCTGTGTATAGTCTCCCTTAACTTCTAATATATAATCTCCCTGCACAAGATGTTTCATGGTTCCTTTAGTAGTAAGGTTTACATCACCAATAATATAGATATTGGAATCCCCAAAAACTATTTCATAATTATCTTTGACCACTTTTGTTACCTTCGATCCATCTGGGTGGATTTCTTCGAAAGTTCCTAACACATGCTGTTTAAGTAGTCTAGGTGCGCCAGGAGTATCATCTATTTCATGAACATGTCCTATTTCACTTTCATGAGTATGGTTATAAGGATACCGAGGGATTGTACCCCCTGCTGGTTCTGGTTCTTCCCAGTTAACACGGGAGTCATCTGTTTTTAAAGTATCACTTACGGTTTTGAGGTTAGGTTTCGTTGCAGTAGGAACTGAGGTTCCATTTAAATCCAATACTCCTTCAGCAGTTGTCAAAGAGAACTTTTTATTTCTCATTTGTTCTCGTTTGATCCTTGCAGGATGAAACTTTGACAATGCCCCTCTTGCAAGAAGACTTACATCCGAATCCCCATCCGTTTTAGGATACACACCATAAGGATCGTTAAATCCTTTACTGGGGTTTGGTTTTTCGGTATTATATCCAGGCAGGGTTCCCAGAACAACAGGTTGCTGAAGATCGTTTGCATCTCTAAAGAAACCCAAGACCCAACTACCTTCTACTATAAATGGAGGTGTATTTCCTAGTCCATTCATAGAAGGAGTATCCGTAGGTGACATTACAGTTGCCCACGGCAGATCTTCAGTTTCTATTTTAGATTTATTCTCGGTATGTAATCCAAGGCATCGTACACGAACACGTCCCAATCTCTCAGGATCATCTCTATCTTCTACGACACCTACGAACCAAACGAACCCATCTTTGCCCATAAAATCGGACATACTTCTCCCCTAAAAATAATCACAGTATTATACGATTATTTATAAGGTTTAATGTAAGTCTGGATCACGTCCGTATCGTTTTGCTTGGGGATCATACTCTTCCATAACAAGACCATCTTTTCCTTGATCTTCGTATGTCGCCATGACGATCATTGCTTCGTCTTGAGTAAGATTTTCCACTAACACTTCCCTAGCAACAATTCTATATCTAATTGTTTCTATGTTGATCATGGTAAATTCTATTTAGTCTTTATATTTCCAGCAACTACGATTCTATCATGTTTACAAGTCTGAGTAGGCACAGAATGTAATATCCATGCAGGAAACAATATCATATTTCCTTCTTTTGGTGGAATCTCATGAGTGTGATATTGAGTCTTGAACATTAGGGGAGAACATTCAGAACAACTCTCCACATTATACACCCAACTCCACAAGTTCGGCCAGTGGTCATGCGTCTGTGTAAAATCACCTTCTTTATACACAGCACCCCAACATTCAGAGGTTTCCATTCCTATTTTATGAGGACCGTTCTTTTCTGCCAGTTCTATTGCCTGTGTACAAAGTTCGGCAAAGATAGTTTCATTTTTATGCATCCACCAACTAGTCATAGATGCCTTGACATTAGTTCTACGATTTTGGGTATCTCCATTCTCTAATATAATGGATTTGATATGCTGGTTAGACATACGAGCAAGACAGTCTTCCTTTGTTACAACAGGAACTATACTCGTAAATGCTATCGCATCAGGATGGTTCCGTAATGCGGTTTTCATAGGAGTTGTCATCATCTCTGCTAGATCTTTAAGAGCAGACATTAATGAAGAGTCCTCTCCCCGATTTTCTGAGACATCTTCGCCCGATTTTCAGGAAGTGCGGTTTTTACGATATGATCCAGCAAATTCTCTATCTCTTCATCAGAAAGAATAACAGTATACAATTCCATTGCTACTTTCATCATCATACCAGAAGTAGCAAGCAATTGAGACGGATCTTGAGGACCAACATGATCATTGACAATATCCCACAATTTCTGTGATATTTCCTGTAACTCTTTATCTTCTACAGGCATTTCAAGATTTCCTTAAAATAAATGTAATCATTTCTCTTACCATCCTTGGAAGAAACTCCGAGAAATACTGTACCAATATTCTTTTCCTTTACAGGTACGTACTTCTTTAACTTCTTGGAATAGTACAGAGGAACTCCATCCTTCAGTTTCATATCTTCATACGAATCCATATCAGAGGAAACTTCGGTGATTTTTCCCACACGCAGAACAGAAGGTTCCACGGAGTATTCAATCAGATCATTTATATTGCATGTCATAATATATCCTTTCGCATTGCAATGTTAATAGTTCTACTATACACTATTATAAAAGGTTTGTCAAGCACTCATTTTATGCAATACCATAAAGAATAACAATACAAAAAGAATATCACAACAATAACAAAAATATCAAATATCAATGACCTAGTTCCGTATTTCTTTTAATAACTTCTTCCCTAGTCGTACATTCAAACTCACCTATACTGATAAGTGACTTGGAGAACCTTGCCTGTATCTGTATACGCATCTGAGGTTCCAAAAGAACAATTCTTTTCTCACACAGAGACTGACTTTTAAATCCATTTGTATATTGAATCCATCCTGTCGGAATGGGTGAGTGTAATGTTATTAGTACTGTTAAAAAATAAAGTGTTGTCATAATGTTTTTATTTAGGTTTCGTTTTTAAATATCCAGTTAAGTGAGTAAAAAAAATGGGGTATGGGGGGAGTATCACCTTTGAAATTTCTCTTTGGATACTTATTGCATTTATAGATTGATGGAACCTATGCATAAACTTTTGACCCCCTGTCTGTTAGATACGGAGAGGGAGAGTGTCGGTCCACACTGAACTTCATCATTTTACGAAAGACCATTCGGGACACTCTCAATATTAATTCCGATTCATGACAGGGAAATTAGGCTCTACACCTTGGAGGGGAGCAACCCTGTCCTTGACCTATTTTACATCCGACCCCCTAGTGTGCCAACGGACTATGCCTAGAACCCGATCAAGTGGGTAACACACGGTGTCTATGGGGTTAACTCTAATTCGTCATGTCTTTTATTTCTCTCTCTTTCTCACTCTATACTTACAGTATACACCACTCAGAGGGGATTGTCAAGAGAAATCGACATCAATATCTGTCTTTTTTTCATGTGTGATTTATATGCAACACAACATAGATAATATAGCACAAAAAAACACCCTTGTCAAGTCCCTTTTTAACATTAGGCACCCCTGGAAGCGCTTGACAGAATGCCTCTGATATACTATAGTGTTGAATGAGAATACACAAAGAATGCACTTTAGAGGAGATGTTTTGAAAAAAGAATGCACTTTAGAGGAGATGTTTTGAAAACTGTGAAACGTGACCAGGGAGGACCGCTATATAATACTGGGAGGTGCTCAGAGAAAAGATCGATGAGTAGCAGAGTAAGACCACAACAACTCCATGTTTTTTAGCACCTTTATTGAAAAGTTCCGCAACTAAATACTACTATGGTATCACTCACAAGTAAGGCAAAACAGTACATGAAATCAGTAGTTCTCAATGGTGACTACGTGACCCTCTCAGTAACAGGTGGTGGTTGCTCTGGTTTTCAATATGTGTGGGGATTAAAATACAGTCAGTCCTCGGATATTGAATGGTCTGATCCCATAGAAGGTGTTCTGGTCATAGACCCAGTTGCTGAGATGTATGTTTTGGGCAGTGAAATAGACTATGTTCAAGAACTAGGTGGGTCTTTCCTCAGTGTCAAAAATCCTATGTCCACTAATAGTTGTGGTTGCGGTGAGAGTTTTGGTAT